CAATGCATAATCTATATTCATACGGCTCAAATATCCAATTTTTGCATTCCAATCTTGAGCCTGTGCAATCATGGCGTAATACAGTTTGTGGCTCAGGTGAGCAGTTACAAAGAACACAAAGTCAGATTTTTTTAATGCAGAGTTGCGCACAGTGCTGACATCTCCTGCGCTGATATATTGCCAATCTGGAAGATGAGTTTTGAGCTTCTTTGTCAAGCTTGGATGTCCTCCAACAATTGTGCCACTAATGTTTTTTAGTTGTTGAATTTGCTCTTTAGATAGCTCATTTGCAATTTCGGTTTCTGAATCGGATTCCAACGAAAATATATGCTCTCGTAAAGCATAAAGCTCCCTGCGTTCACCCTCTACCTTTTGCAGCTCGGATTTTAGTGCATCATTCTTCTGCTTGAGTAGATTTATCTGATCAGATAAGCGCTGAACCTGCTCAGTACAAGCTTTTTGTTCAGACATCCTACGTTCCTGAGATTCAGATAATGCAGATTTGGCTTGAAGCAATTCATTTTTAATACTCTCTACTTCGACATATACATCCTCGCGATTGTGCTGGAAGTAGTATTCTTTTGACTGCTTGTATGCCTTACACATAGCCAATATATAGCTCGTATATTTCGCGTAAGTCAGGAAATCCTCGCGTATTCCTCCTCTTTTTCCGTGCGTATAAGCAATTGCTATTGCTTCCAGATCTTCGCGTGTGAACTGCAATTCAGAAAAAATGGAAACACTTGAAAGTGATTCAATATCAAACACTGTAGTGTATCCAAATTCGTCATTTTTTGACGCTAACTGAATCCGCTTAAATAAATCTTTTGGAAGCTGACTGATGTATGATTTTGCTCTTTCTTGGAAAGCACAGTCATATTTATTTAATCCTTTTTGTATTCTACGTTCTGGATTATATCCGCAGTTTGCTATAAAGTAAAGCAATTCATCACATTCTTTACGCTCTATTAACTCTTGTGGCCACATATCTGAAAAGTAATAGCCTGCAAATAAATTGCCATTAAAATTATCGTCTGAAACATGATCAGACTTTGCAAGCTTTACATAAATGATTTCTCCGATTACACTATCAAAATGAAGCGGTTCATCTTTTGGAAGCCTTTTGAAAATGTTGTATAGCTTTCTATATCCCTTTTTAAAGAGAATATCCAAAGAAATCTGTGCTTGTTCATCTTCTGTGTAACTATATTCGACGATTCCGAGTGCTTTTTTATAAGCTTCTTCTGTTTGCAGAGACAGTTCGTCCGAAAACAAAGCGTTGTAATATTCACTCTGTTTTGCAGCGTTATAATAAGTCACAGCATTCTTACTGTATTCGTTTTCTAAATCTAATCGTATATGGCGTGCAAACGCGATAGCGCAAGCGTAAAACGGTATTAAGTTTACTTGTTCCATAAAATGCCTCCTTTCTTTAATTTTAGTAAAGAGTTATCTTGTGATAAAATTACCAAAATTTTATTTTTTGATTACGTAAATAGGATCTATTTTTTGATTTATTATAAATCTCATAATGTGTTAAGCACATTTCAAAATCATTGCTCCATGTCTTTTCTAATTTGACCTTATATTCTGTAATATGTCCAGACTTATATATTCGTATCGCGTGATATCTGCCGCATATGTTGCTACTTTCTGTATGCCATATAAATAAATCTACATATCCATTGTAATAATCTTTTTTAACTTGTTTATACATGTTACAGCATAATTCAGTTGTTGGTAAATCAAATTTGTCAATGTAATTAAATGCCATTGTAAACTCACCACTCGCAAACACAGTTAATGCTGATACAATATCAATTGTTTTCATATTATTAGCGGATAGCAAGCGTCGTAATGATTCTGCAATTGTACAGTTTCGTTCGTATATTACATCGTCGAATTTCCCATCTGCGATGGCATTCTTAACGCCAACTATTCTTTCATAAATCTCATTACTTACCATAATAAAATCCTCCTTTTAACAATTTTTAACAGCTCTTTACATTATTAAACCTTTTTTTAATGTCAAATAAGGTAGAAAATTATAGATCATGTGTCCGCATGTATTCCTCGATGGCAAAGCAAGCAAATCCTGCTAGGGTGCGGCCTGACTTACGAGCAGCTTCTGAAAAGGCTGCCTTTTGTGATTCAGTGCATGATACACTGAATTGGATCTTGCGCTCAGCTGCAGGGACTTCTCTGCGGCCTACATACCCACCATTGGGACCAATCTTCGGAGTTGGATTATATCCGGGTGTGTAAGTCCTGCTTGGGTCAACTGGAGCAGGGACAAATACGGACTTTTTTTCTACCGGCTGGATACTTGGAATTTCAGTTTCGCTAGTATCTGTAAAATCAATGCCAGCTGTCACATCAAAAGAAGTAGTAGTGGTGTTATCTTTCTTTCTCATCTATAATCACTCCTTAATTAGTTCTTTTGCGAACTGCACATAGTCAATAGCAGCGTTGCACTTCGAATCAAATTTCATAAGAGTTGTTCTGGTTGCCTGTGCCTTTTGTACAGCAATGCTTTCGCGGATGGTTGTGCAGAACACCTTTGTGTTGAGCTGCTTGGCGATCTCTTCCAAAGAAGCTTTAACTTCCTGGGCGAGGAGCTGACGGCTCTTATATTTCACCAACAAGAGTCCTGCAACCTCTAGGTTAGGATTATTTCTTTTCTTTACGCCCGTGATAGTTCTATTCAGTTCTGACAGACCTTGAATGGCATAACGGTCTGCAGTGACAGGAATGATGACCTTGTCAGAAGCAATTAAACAGTTTTTAAGTAATTTGTTGTCAGCCGGAGCTGTATCAATAATAACGTAGTCATAGCCAGTTAATTCAGAAAGAGCGTCTTTTAGCCTAAAATACTCATTCCCATCACTTGGGAATCTTTGATCTGCTGTTTTCAGCTCTGGATCGGATGCGACTATGTCACCGATTTCTGTTTTTTGAATAGCTTCCGCAATTGGAAGTGGATCTTCAATGTCTAAAATAACATCGTAGAGAGTTGCCGTATCTTTGGATACTGCTCTATAAGTATCAGTGCTGTTACCCTGCGGATCAGCGTCAACCAGTAAGACCTTCTTGCCTTGCGACATTAAAATTGACGCAAGTGTAGTGGCTGTTGTGGTTTTTGCAATGCCACCTTTTTGATTTGCAATGCATATTACTTTCATGGTGAAACCTCCTTTGTGATTACATTATTTTACAATTCTTAACCTAATTTGACATTTCTTTACAGTAAAATAATGTTTTCTTCTTTCTCAGTTATAGGATACATCGTTAGAACTAAAAAGTCAATAGTTAGAACTAAAAAGTTATAAAAAATATCTTTACAGTTATACGTTCAACATTTCTTTACTGTAGAATAATGTTAAATAATGTTGCAAAAATCCCCTAGCATTATAAATACCAGGGGACTATTTATAGTTGGTTGATTTTTGATTTTATATCGGCAATCCTGCGGTCAACCGTCCTAGTTGACACAGATAACCGGGTTGCTATTTCGCTGATAGATTTGCCTTTAGACAACATGTCGAATGTTATCTCTTCGTCCTCCGTGAAATTACTTCTAAGTTTGTAATCATCAAGCTTAGACTGGGTAAGTTTGTGTAATTTCACGGATCACATCACGATTCCTTAATTGTTAGTTCTTTAGAATCAGTTCTTTTGAGAACAATAAGCTGCCTGTCTACATCTGGTATTTTCCAGCAATCAACAGACTCCGAGTCATCTACGATGATAGGAAGGGTAGTAGCATACTTTTTTTGAAACGCTTTGCAGACATCCATTTCGATTAAGATTTTTGCACCGTGATTAAGGTTTCTAGCGTATGGTTCACCGTTTACACAGAAATCACACGTTTCTTCCAGATCACCATTCACAAGCTGTCTGAAAAATTTCACCTGGCAGTACTCTAAATACTCGTTTACCTTGCTTTCTAAAAGCTCATGCTTGCGGATATTGAAGCGTTTCAACAAGTCGAGTTGTGCCTGCGTATCTGCAATTAGCTGCTCATTCTTTCGGCGCTCGATGTTAAGCTCTGCAACCCTTGCGTCAATCTTGACGTTAATTTCAGTTTTTGCAAGTTCTGCTTTTAGACTAGATAACTGATGTTGAAGGTTATTTTCTTCTGCCTTGAGCTGTGCAAACGTTGCATTTGCAGTATTTGCTTCTAATTGGCTTTCAAGCTTTGCAATTTCTGCAGATCTGGTTTTTGCTGTCTCGTCTGGCTCTGCTGGAGGTACAGTGGATATAACTTTTTTCTGAGCAACTAAATCATCGACAACTCTTGACTTTTTATTGGATTCTTCACGAAGGGTAGAAAGCTCTGCATCTGCAGCATTGAACTTTTCGCGTAAAGCATCAATAACTTCTTTACATTTCATTCCATCGTCTGTGATTTCCTGCAACTTTTCTTCCTTTGATTCTTCAAAATGCTTTCGCATTTCATCCTGCTGATCAGATGGGTATTCACGCTTGCAATACGGGCAAATCAGCAAATTTTCATCAAACTGCATATCTTTATTGCTTTTCCAGTCACTTGAAAGCTTCAAACGCTTAGTTTCAAGATCTCGAATTTCAGAGTCAATCTGGTACAATTCATGTTCCTTGGCGTTTAAATTGTTATTTGATAGGAAAAGTTCTTCCTTTGCTGCCATAATCTGAGCATCTAAATCGGCAATTCTTTTCCTGTTTTCAGCATTAGCGTCATCAGCGGCCTTTAATTGCTCCTGCTTCAACTTATAAATTTGTGCCTGAATTGCACGCTGCTCATCAAATGCCTTTTGCACATCGGCTTGTTTACTCTGGTTATCTTTGATTTTGCTTTCGATATCTGCAATTTGACTGTTTATCAAGCCTTCATCAATGACAATTTTCTGCTTTTCCACCTCATCAATGCGGCTTGGAAACTCTTTGCGAATATCAAGCAGTCCTTTAGTACCATTCCTTCCACGTCTGCCATTCAACATAGTGTTAAATTTTGACTTCAATTCATCAACACTGCCATCATCTAGCAATGGGAGAAGAGGGGAGAACTCCGGAAAATGTTCACAAACCTCTGCATTGGAACACGTTCCAAAGGTGGATTCTAAAATTGATCTGCAGTCAGCAGTACTCTTTGACAAGAGCGTTTTGGCGTTGATCAAGTTCGAAAGTTCGCTCACAGGAACCAATTTTTCTGCAATAAATTCTTCATAGTCGCACTTCTTTTTAGGGATATTATTGATATAATAGTCAATAACATTACCTATGAAGTCACCTTTTTTATTGTAGTTCTGACGAGAGACCTTTTTAAATGTCTTACTGGAACCATTAAGTTCTACGGTCATTTCAGCCGTAACTTCAACATCATTGATCTCATTACCTGATTTATCGTGTGGTCTGATTCCAGTGATTTCTTCGCCATTCTCTCCCCTACAATTCAATACCCAAAAGATAGCTCTTTTAACTGTGCTTTTTCCAGATTCATTACATCCAGATACCTCTGTCTTATTGTATAAATCTGTGTCTACAACTTTTCCGTTGTAAAAACTGCAAAAATTATCTAACTTTAAATGCTTAATTCTCATCGTTTCCCCTCTTTCCTTCGTCATCGGTTTCATTTGCGCTTGATGCAGCACACAAAGCAACTGCAAGCACACCAGTAACTCCACCAAACAATAGTCCTGCTATTAAACCAATTAAAAAATCCATACTATTCATCCTTTCCACTTACAGAATCTATCTCAAATGAGAATCCAGTTCTATCTTCGAGTTCTTTCATAAAACGTTCAATGTCTCCGTCGTATTCCTTTGAGAATTTGTCAACATAGTCCATTGTTTTCTGTATTCGTTTGGCGATTGCCTCAGCCTTCCAATTAGGACAGGTGTCTGCCAAAGCAAGTCCAAATGATGTTAATATGATGCTGTATATGTTGTCCACAGCATCTTTATTTGCCTTTTGGTAATATTTGTCATAAAGCTTGCGATCAACGTCTCGTGCAATATTTTCTTTTAACAAAGCAATTCTTATGCTTTCTTCCGCACCTGTGATTCGCTGTTCTACGATTTTGTTTCCTTTTTTTGCTTCTCTTTCAGCCCGTCTCCTTTGTGCTCGTGTCATAGAGCCTCCTTCTATGTTAGATTAAAATAGACTATTTTAATGTATTAAAGCTTATTATAATTTAAAATAGTCTATAAAACTGTGCTTTGCTTATATATTTAGTTCTGGCAAATACTCTGGTTGCTCGGATGCAATTGAAACCTTTCCCTGCAACTTCTGACATTCTTTTTGCTTCGCAATCTCTGCGGAGTATGTTCTTAAAAAATTGCTGTGAATAACTGTCTCAAACTGAGTTGCTTGTCCCTTCGCCCATTCTTCCAGATTCCTTGCGTTTCCAACTGTTGACTGGATAATTGGTGGAAGCTTGGCAAATTCGTCATCAGCATGATACGTGCTGTTTCTGACAGCTACCCGAACTAAAGACCACGCTTCCAACGGCGTAGGCGTGTCTGCTTGGCTTAAAGCGACTAACTTTTCGTTAATTTGACCGATTGACGGCGGAAAGCCTGTGTTTTCTGAAAGTATGTATGCTTTGAGTGCTGCACTAACCTGCTCGTAAGTATAGCCAGATAGCATATTTGCCCATGTAGTGGCAGTAAGCTCTATATCTGCAATTTTGTAGTTTGGATATGATACAGTCATTACCGCCATTAACTTTTTAGCCTCGTTTTTAGTCATACGTAATACTTCCCAAAATTGCATCGAGTTGTGAACGCTGCGAATTTTGTTTGCCCTTGAAGCTATAGCCAGCATCATGCAGTGGGAAAAGTCCTACCCAGCAGTTATCAACAGACTGGTTTAAAATCTTGATCATAAGCTCGATGTCTCCACCAGATAGATTCTCCAACTTGACTATTGCTCTCTTCAAGGCATTTGCGGTTAGGGGCTTTTTAATCTTTACTCTCATAGAAACAAAATCGTTAAATGCCTCATTCAGGCATTCATCATCAAAGTATTTTTTTGAAGATACGTTCTTGTCTTTTGCGTCCATTAGCTCATTTAAATCATCATACAAAGAGATGATTAGCGTAACTGCATCGCCTTCACCATTAGACGTTAGCAAGCTCACAACGTTTTTTACTCTAGGCTCATAGCCCTTACTTTTGATTTGAGCTATCAACTCTTTTCTTGTCATTTTTACCACCTTCCTTTCTTTCTTCTGCCGTTTATTCATGGTTCTCCTCTGGTAAATCAACCAAGCTGTTGGCTTCCTGACCTTTTATGCAAAACATTTCCTCATCTCCTGTATCTAACCGTCAAATCGCGCTAGAAAGTCTATGAGCACCCACACTTCTAAGCAGCTTGACAGCTTTTTCAAAATCTGGAGCGTATCCGCAATCTCTGAGAAGGACTGCGCAATCTGTAAACTGATTATTGATCATCATGCATGTTTCACGATATGCACTCTTCTTTACTTCGCTCTCTGGGTCGTTTATGTATTCTCCAAGCAGGTGCACACCCTTTGCTGAAAGTTCGTCAAGCTTATCAAGCTCGGTTTTCAGCCTATTTTCTGTCTCTTTGCTCATTTCCCCTCCATACACTAGAATTATTTAAAATGGTTCTTGTTTTTTTTATCGTTTACAATCTCTCGTTTTAGAGTCTCAATATACTTCAACTGGTTTTTATTGCGCTCATTGACAGCCTCATAGTTGCTTTCTAAGACTCTGATAAGGTGAATTAGTTCTTCTTTTCTCATACCTTTTAGAGTACTGTCTGACAGCGGCTTATGAGCGACTGTAAAGCCACCGCATTCTGAAATATTCAGCATAATTTTTTATATCCTCCTCACTGTCATGCCGTTAGGCCAGCATTTTTTTAAAGTCCCAGTGTTTTCTTTAACTGGTCACGGTAATTTACAATCATGCTTTTTGCTGTGTAGGTGTCTATGTTGATTAAGTCAGCAATTAGTTTCGCAACTTCGCTATACTGCTTGTATTCCTCGTTGTAAGCTTCGTCCCATGCCTTATCTAAATCTGTGTTTTCAACATCTGCCTCAACTGCTTTCTCGGCTTCTAGTGTCTTGGCTTCAAGCTCTTCAAGCTTCTTGAGCTTTTCACGAATTTCCTGCACCTCTGTAACTTCTTCCAGCTGTTTAATTGTGAATGCTTTTTGCATGATTAAAGCCTCACTTTTTCTCTCTTTTCGCAACATCAAAAGGTTGTGATTTTGTTCTTACCATCCAGATAGCATCAAACATCAAATCAAGGATTTCTTCAACACGTTCTTTACTGCACTTTGATTCGCTTGATAGTGTTGTAAACCCCAACTGGTTCACTAGGTACACGTTGTGCACACCAGATTTCACTTGTCTTTTTACAAGCTTCTTTTCATGGTCTGGAACTTTCTCCATCTTGTATGCTGTATGATCAGCTTTCCCTTCGAGCAACCTAACGA